GCCGAGATGGAGAGTGTCTGGCAGGGTACAGTGCCTCAGCAGCAAAACTCCAAGCCGACTACGACCAATGTGTCCGACAGTACAACCAAGTAAGGCAAATGCTGGCCGATAGTGTAAAACAGTAAATCCTCGAATTGCTGATATACAAAAGGCGTGATATAATATGATACCCCGTTGCTTCGATACGAAAGGACCATCATGCCAGCTGCAGCGGTGATGACATACAATTCGTTGGTGGCCGATATCCAGAGCTATTTGGAGCGTACCGACACCGCAACGGTAGACAAAATACCGACTTTTATAATGCTCGCCGAGCAGACGCTGGCGTCAGACATCAAATTCCTCGGGAATCTTACGGTGCAGACCGCTCAGATGGTTCAAGGGACAGCCATTATCGCGAAGCCAGCTCGGTGGCGCAAAACGGTTTCGATGAATATTACCGTGAATGGTGTGCGTCAACCGGTATTTCTGAGGAAGTATGAGTATATCCGTGAATATGCCGATAATCCTTCGAGCCAAGATACACCGCTGTATTATGGGGATTATGACTTTGAAAACTGGATCGTCGGTCCAACGCCGGACGCCAATTATAACTTTGAGGTATTATATTACGAGCGAGTTCAACCGTTGGATTCTTCAAATCAGACGAACTGGTTCACGGAATATGCTCCTCAGGCGATGCTTTATGGTTCTTTGTTGCAAGCAATGCCATTCCTTAAGAATGACTCGCGGGTAGCATTATGGCAGGCTATGTACACGCAAGTAATAGCGTCTCTTAAGAACGAAGACGTCACCCGCATTGGTGACCGCCAAGCTACGGTGCTTGATACATGACATCCTACGTCTCTCCATTCACCGGTCAGGTCATCCAGCCGACAGATGTAGCTTATCGGTCTGTAACTTTATCCGCGAACACCACACTTTCTTGGCCCATAAACGGCAACGCGACGCCGAACTACGCGGCTCGTATAATGGATGTGAACGCAACCGTGGGATCGCTCACATTACGAATGCCACCGGCAAACCAGACATCGGTTGGAAACGATGCACTCATCCGAAATACTGGTGCTAACACTTTTACAGTAGCGGATTTTAGTGGCAATACGATAGCATCTATCACCGCTGGCCAAACCCGCTACATCTACATTACCGCCAATGCGACCGAGTCGGGTACTTGGGGTATCATTGCTTTCGGTGTCGGTACATCTTCACCTGATGCATCAAGTCTCGCCGGGCTAGGACTTCTCGCTTCTGGCGCCACTCTGAATCAATCGCATCCAACTAGCAATATATCAAGTGGCTACGCATTTGTAGCTACCGACCGGGCATCTACTTTAGTATATGCGAGTGGTGCTGGGTCTGCTACCCTGCCTGCTGCCACAACTTTAGGGAATAACTGGTTTACATTGCTTAAAAACAATGGTACCGGTACTTTAGTGGTTAACACCACGGGTGGTGAATTAATAGACGGACTTCCCACGAAAACGTTCCAGCCAGCAGATTCGGCATTCATATTATGTACTGGTACCGCTTTTGTGACTGTTGGATTTGGCCGCAGCACCACTTATAATTTTTCTGCATTAGTAAAATCGGTCACCGGAGGAGCTTACACTCTTACTGCCAATGAAGCGTCGAACCTCATTCATGAATATGTGGGTAATTTATCAAGTGCCGTGGTGGTCACTTATCCACCAGTCGTGAGCTTTTACGTAATTTATAACACCGTCACCAGTAATGGTTTTTCGCTTACTATCACCACGGGTGCTCCGGGTGGTGCAGACGCCGTTGTACCTGCTGGCCAAAGCTCAACATTGATTTGCGATGGTACGAACTTTTTTAACGCAAACACCGTGCAGTCGGGCGCTAGTAGTTTCTCGCTAGTTAATGGATCAGCAGCCAATCCGTCTCTATATTTCGCAAATGAAACTAATACTGGTGTATTTAGGCCGGGAGTGGGTCGATTCGGGATTACAGTGCTTACTAATCAGATCGTCGATGTAGACGCCAACGGGATAGAGGTTACTGGTACTGGCACATTCACTCAGGGCATTACCGGAGGCGTGTTCTCATGACCGCTAAGGTATTCGCATTGGATACTATCGCTGGAATTCAACGCGATGGTACGGTTTTTGATAAACAATTCTATTCAGATGGGCGGTGGGTGCGGTTTCAGCGAAATCGACCACGGAAGATGGGTGGTTATCGAGAAATAGTAAATGATTTAGCTGGACTATCGAGGGGTATATACGTAACACCGCAGAATGCATTCTCAATAGTGTTCAACGGGTATCGCGATGGTGTTCAGTCGCTGTCAGTAAATAATAACGGCGTGGGTTCAGGACTAATAGATCTTACATTGTCTGATTTCGTGCCTGATGATTTAAATCTATGGCAATTCGATTCGTTCACAGACATTGCGGGTGGTGCTGCGACTTTATTAGCACACCCCGGTCATAATCTCCAGTACATTGACAGTACCTTCAACACTCCGGTTCTAGCGGGTCCTATCACCGGTACTTCATTATCAAAGATAGGGGTGTTTACAGATACTGTTACCACCACGACTGGTTTAAATACGGTAACTCTTGGCGCCGCGAATATCCTGATCGCGGCAGGTCAGACAATATCCGGCACCGGTATCCCGAGCGGAACAACAGTAGTGTCTGTGGTCAGTACGACGGTCACAATGTCGGCTAACGCCACGGCATCTGCAACAATTACTGCTACGTTCGACAACAACATATCGGTGTCCGGTGGGGTAGCAGTGCTGCATCCATACGTGTTTATATATGGTAATGATGGACTGATTAAAAACTGCTCAGCGGGTAATATCAATGATTGGGTGTCCGCCGATGCTAATGAAACCAATGTTGCGACAGGTAAGATCGTTAAAGGATTACCAGTGCGTGGTGGTAGCAACGCGCCGTCTGGCTTGTTTTGGAGCTTGGACAGTTTAGTGCGCGTGTCATTTATTGGCGGCGTCGGCACTCCGGCTCAATATTGGCGATACGACATTATATCAAGCCAGTCTTCGATTATTTCTTCCCAATCAGTCATCGAATATGACGGTATATATTATTGGTGTGGCGTTGACCGTTTCTTACTTTACAATGGTGTGGTCAAAGAGATTGAGAATGATTTTAATCAGAACTACTTCTTCGATAATTTGAATTATTCTCAGCGTCAGAAGATTTATGCGACGAAGGTACCTCGGTTTGGAGAGATTTGGTGGTTCTATCCACGTGGGTCTTCGACTGAATGCAACGACGCTATCATATACAATGTGCGTGAACAGAAGTGGTATGATGCTGGTCAAGCATCAGGTGCTGGCAGATCAGCGGGTTATTTCTCGCAAGTATTCCAATACCCGATAAACGCTGGAACCACCATCAACGGTGTGGGGGCTATAGGTACCCTGACCTTGAGCAACGCCGGATCGGGATATACGGACGGATCATATCCTTACTTGCCATTAACCGGCGGCACGGGGTCCGGTGCGACCGCAAGCATCACAGTGGCAGGTGGTGTTGTAACCGCCGTGATACTTGATGATAGAGGCCTCTCTTATACCGCTGGAGACGTTTTATCTGCGGTGATTCCGGGTGGGTCGAATTTTCAAGTAACGGTTGATTTCACCCAGAGTTATGTATCTCTGTGGCAACACGAATTTGGTAATGATGAGATCCGAAATAACATCCCATACGCGATAGAGAGCTATTTTGAGACCAACGATCTAGGTCTGGTATCAGGAGGTCCGTCCCAGCCATCGTTAGTCGGAGATAATAACTGGTTGAGACTGGAAAGGGTAGAGCCTGATTTCATTATGACCGGAGAAATGTCATTATATGTAACCGGTAGGCCATACGCTCAGTCACAAGACCAAGTGTCTAGCGCATACGTATTTGATGCAAACACTAATAAAATCGACATGAAGGAACAACGGCGTGAATTGAGACTCCGCTTTGTATCGAACGTGGTGGGTGGTACATATCAAACCGGTCGCATTTTGCTTAATGCTGATATCGGTGATGTGAGAGGTTACTAATGACTGACGTCGCTATTATTTATGACCCACGATATCACACATTCGAATCATGGGCATCTCTAATGGTCGAACTGTATGCGGCGCAGAATCTGTCTATTCCTACAGCAAGTACAAATTGGAAAGACTGGGCAGCGGGACTTAAAGCTATAGATGTATTCACGAACGAGGGGATTCCTGATCCGTATCAATTTGACGATTGGGAAAATTGGGCAGAGGCATTGGTGGGCATTATAAGCCCTAGAATGTAAAGGTTTAGAAATGACGCCTACCTTAGATATAGATCCGGCAGCGGCAGCTTACTTCGCCAGCCTACCCGACGGTGCTCAGCGATTAGCGCAGGCGCAATCAATCATGCGTGAAGTAGCCGCGATAGAAGCAGCAAGAAACGCCTCATCTTCTGCTCCGATAACGCAAGCCGCACCATTGTCAGTAGCATCATCTGGTAGCTCACCATTGTCAGTAGCATCATCTGGTAGCTCACCATTGTCAGTAGCGCAAACCACCACGCCCCCAACGCTGAGTTACAGTGGGCCGGTAGATGTTATGGGTCCCCCAGCGCCTGTTGACGTCGGTGGAAATCTTCAACCGCTTACCATTAACCAAATCGGTGGACCGTCTACCACACAGAACGCCGGCCCTCTACCGAGTAATCTAGCCACAGTAAGCACTGCACCAACTATCCAACCAATTACCGCCGGATTGAACAGGACTGCTGCAGATCGTCTGGTACAGCAACAATACGGGGCTTTGGGCAGAGCAGGTATTGGCACCGGCGTGACGTCCATTGACCAGCCGGGATACGACTATTGGCTCGGTGAACTTGAAAGTGGCCGCATATCGCCTGATCAATTCGTGTCTGCATTTGACGTTGCCGCTGGGGTGCCGAAGACGCCTGAAGAGCAAGCCGCAGCCATTTACGGATTGTATGGTCGTGCAGGACTCGGTACCGGAGCCGAGAACATCGATCCGGGCGGATTCCAGTATTGGACGGAAAAGTTAAAGTCAGGTGAACTCACGCCGACCGATATGGCTCGTCGATTCTCGTACGACATGACCGGCGACTTGAAGCTCGGTGCGAACAAAGACATCACTGGTCGCGATGTACACAATTTCTTTTACGAGAACGAAGATAATCCATTCAAGATCGCGGAATATGCGGCATCCAAAGGTCTGACTGGTGCTGATGTGGCTCGCGCGACAGGCTTACGAGATGATCAAGTGCGTGATTACTTTGGGCCGGTATTCACTCCGCTTGGCGATCCGATCGACAAGCCCGGTCGCGGTGTCGGTGGTCAATACGGCAACGTGAATGGCATGCCGATTCTGAATCGCGGGATATTAGACCAGCTGATCGACAGTGACAAAGCGTTCCAACCCGCCGGAACTAATTTGATCGGTGGTGGCGATCCAGTAAACGATGACAATGCACTGGGTTGGGATACGGCGTCGGACAGTGCTCAATATGCTCGTGGTAATGCTGCATTCGGTGTCGAACGAAATGTTCCGGCGATGGGTGGTACTACTCAAATCACCGGGGATCTTGAAGGACTGGCGAGAGCGGTCGGCATAAATCCTGACGATTTCAAGCGTGAGATAAAAAGCCAATACGGACCAGCAACGTCTGAGATTGATCGCAATGCGCTCTATGATGCAGTCTCTGAAAGAACGCGTGATTACTATCGCGTGTCAGGTGCTGTGGGTACTGCGCCACAAGATTCAGCTGCGGTAAACCGTTCAGACATCACCGGTAATCACGCATCGATATTATATAAGGCGATGGGTGATAAGTTAGTTCCCCAAGGGGATCCTACTTATTACAATGCGCCCTACAAAGTAAAAAGTAATGCGCTGGCCACGGTCGCAATGGCGATACCGATGTTTTTTCCGGGTGCAGGTCTCGCGATTGGAGAAGCACTCAGTCTATCCGGCACGGCAGCGAATGTGGTGGGTAGTGCTTTATTCAACGCTGGTATCAATGCATTGGTGGGTGCCGATCCTGTAAAGGGCGCGATCAGTGGTGGGATAGGTGGCTTCGCACAATCGATGTCCGGTCCGATAGCTTCAAATGTACTGGGTGCCGGTGATGAGGCTTTAGGCGCGACTAGAATCAAGCAACTAGCTGATGTGGCTGGAGTATCCACTAAAACCGTCGAGAATGCTATATCTTCATCACTGGCTGCAGGATTAAACGCAGCGGTGCTTGGTAATCAGGACCCGTTGAAGACGTTCGGCTTATCTTTGGCCGCATCATTCGTTGGTGCACAAGCTAAAGACAAAGTAAAGCAATTCATGTCTAGTCTCGATCCGAGTGACTTCAATAGAGCGGCGATTTACGCGTCAAATGCCGCAGGATCAGTCGCAAGTTCATTAATCGGTGGTAGTGACGTCGCCTCGAATTTGGTAGCGGATTTAACTGACACCCATAACACCATTAACGACTACCTCGGTCGTCAGGTAGGCCCAGAACTCGCTGGTTACGACGCCACCGGTAAAATCCAATACGGCGACTTGTTTGGTAAAGCTGATACCGACGTGGTAATTGGCGAATTTAAAGGAACACGCGGCGAGCACGGCTTGATGTCCTACACCGACGCACGAGATAACCCTATTCAAGGCCAATTCGTCGAGCGCACACTTCCTGATGGAACAAAGTTAACATACGCACAGATATACGACCAAAAGACCAAGCAGTATGAATATCAGATTCTTGAAGGTGGCCCAATGGGTGGTTTTGATACCAGCTATTTCAGAATCTCCGATGGAGTACCGGTCGCAATAGATCTTGCTGATGCTCAGCGAATCGGTCTTGAAATACCTAGTGAGAACAAAGACACTATCTTCACTAAAACCAAGGATATTACTGCAAAACCCGAAGAACCAACAGATATCAAAAAAGACGATGGTAGAGATGTAGGTATCAATATCGGTCAAATTATTCCGAATATTATTGGGACCACAAAAATAACGGGTACAACTGGAACAACTGGTACGACTGGAACAACTGGTACGACAGGTACAACTGGTACGACAGGTACAACTGGTACTACCGGAACAACAGGTACTACCGGAACAACAGGTACTACCGGAACAACAGGTACTACCGGAACAACAG